TTTTAATTCAATTTTATTTTAGTTAAATTTTATATATTTTTAATTCAATTTTATTTTAGTTAAATTTTGTATATTTTTAATTCAATTTTATTTTAGTTAAATTTTGTATATTTTTATTTATTTACTTCTATTGTGAGGGTTGATTAATTTTCAACCTTTAATTTTTTAGAAATTACTCTTTTTTTCTTAGGTTCCTCGACTGCTACAACAGCAGGTTCTTCTACTAATACTTCTTCAACGGCTTGTGTTGTTTGCGCTACTACAGGTAGAGGTACAGTTACAGTTGGTAATTCTCTTTCATCATCATCACTATCCTCTACAATAGTAGTAGTGATAGCACCATCAGGATCGATATCATCTTCTGGTGGAGGTAATGTTTTCAACTTTTCCTTTTCAGCAGGTTTAATTCTCAAAAAGCAAGTACCTTCTGTAATATAAGATGTCTTTGGTTTTTGAACAATAGCCTGTTTCAAATTCCAAGTAATAGATACCTTACCATTAACAAACCATAAACCACCACATTGAATTAGACAAATCACGTGAGTTTTAGGTTTCAAGAAATCAAGTGGTGATAGATGTGTAACACCTTTACCTTTAATAAATAGTGGCTCACCCTCGTCATCATATATTTCTGATTGCCATACTCCTTTCCAACAAGGAATCTTAACAGTAAGAGTTGGCGGTTTATTATAATCAAGTTCTGCACTTCCTTTTTCTTTCTTTGGGTGTCTTAACATAATATTAAATTTTTCATCCATAACATCAGGACTAGTGATTGTTTTTCCAAACCACTCTTTTGAATATGTTAAAGCATCAGACTTAATTTTGGATTCTAAATTACGTAAACTATTCAATAATGCATCACAATCAGCATTTGGATATTCACTATTAGGAAATTGAAGTGACATTGTATATTTTCCAGTAGGATTTTTTTGTTGGTCTAGACCTTCTTGAGCACCCCAAGTTAAAATTAATGGTGTGCTAATAGTGAGTGACTCTTTAACATATTTATTATATAAATTAACAACTTTACCTCCTGAAGGATTAGCCTTAGGGGCAGAGTATGATAATACATTAACATCAATATTAGTTCCGTCGATAATTGCGTTTGACATTTTACTAGTATGATTTATATATATGTTTTACCTTTAAATCAATTTTTTTTTAAAATAATAAATAATGTAATTCGTATGCAGTGTTTTTCTTACGATAATGGTAAGTATTTAATAATTAAATAATATAAATAAAACAGTTCAAAAAGAAAATATATATATATAATATATGGATTCTTCTTTAAAAAAAAATAAAAATAGTGACTCTTTAATAGACGACTATATAAAAATAATATCGCTTAGATGTGAGAAAGAAATGCAAATATTTAAGAAACCTTTAAAAATAAATGATGAAAATATAAGTATACCAAATATAAATAATTATAATGAATTAACAAAATACAATTATAATTTATCTCAATTAAAATCTTTTACAAAAAACTATAAATTAAAAATTAGTGGAAATAAAAATGAACTCCTAAATCGAATTTATTGTTATTTATATTTTTCAAGTTATATCAGTAAAATTCAAAAAATATTTAGAGGTAGAATTGTGAGAAAATACATATTTCTTCACGGGCCTGCATATAAAAATAGAAATTTATGTACAAATAGTTGTGATTTTGTCACAATGGAACCAGTTGAAGAAATAAATTTTCACCAATTTTTAAGCTACAAAGATGAAGATGGATTTATTTATGGTTTTGATATGATTTCATTACATAATTTATATATTAAAAGTAATAAAACAGTTAAAAATCCCTATAATAGAAATTTGTTACCAGTTACTATTTTCAAAACAATTAAATCATTACTTATATTGGGTAAAATATTAAAAATATATATTAATTTGCATTTTGAAGATGATACCGAAAATGTATCAAGTGAAAAAGCGATCGAATTAAGAGCATTAACATTGTTTCAAAATATTGATGCTTTAGGAAATTATACACTTCCTAAATGGTTTCTCTCTTTGAATAGAATTAATCTAATAAAATTTGTGAGAGAATTGAATGATATTTGGAATTATAGAGCACAATTATCTCAGGAAGTTAAACGCAATATTTGTCCCCCGAATGGCGACCCTTTTAGGAATTTGTGCATACCATACATACATACTGAAAGTAATATGTGTAATGTTAGAAAAGTTATTTTAGAAGTATTAGAGAAATTTGTAAATAATGGAATAGACAATGATAGTAAATCTTTAGGTGCATATTATGTACTAGGTGCATTAACTTTAGTAAATGAGGAGGCTGCAATGTCACTTCCTTGGCTTTTTCAATCTGTAAGTTATTTTTAAAGATATCTAGCATAAATATCACTATTACCATATTATCGTAACAATATATATTATTTGCGTTAAATCACTTAAAAAGTAATTATTAAGGTATAGTATAATAAGATGGCTAGAACTAAAACCACAAAATCTGCTGAGACTGAACAAGTCACTACTCCTGCTCTTTCTCCTGTTGTTGAATCTAATGTTACCCTTGCTGCTACTAATGTTGTAGAGAAGAAGGTTAAGAAAGCTAAGTCTACTAAGACTGAAACTGCCCCGGTTAGTGAGAATCAAGTTGTTGCCCCTGTTGTTGAGACTACTGATGTCGTTGATGGAGAAGCTCCTCTTGCAGAACAATCTATTGAATTTCTTGCTAAGCTACAACAGTTAGGTGTTCTTATTTCTTCCTTGAAGGTTGAATATAGAACTCTTGAGAAGAAATGGACTCGTGAACTAAAGACTGCCCAAAAACAGTCATCCAAGCGCAAGCGCAAGGCTGGTAATCGTGCTCCTTCTGGATTTGTTAAGCCTACCCGTATTTCAGATGAGCTAGCAAAGTTCCTTGAGAAGCCTTCTGGTTCTGAAATGGCACGTACTGAAGTTACTCGCGATATCAACAAATATATCCGTAATCACAATCTTCAAGATAAGGAAAATGGACGCAAAATTAACCCTGACACCAAACTAGCTGCTCTTTTGAAGCTAAAGAAGACAGATGAACTAACATATTTTAACCTACAAAGATATATGTCACCTCATTTCGCAAAGGCTGTTAAAGAAGTAGCAGTTGTTGTTTAAATAGATATTTAATTTTGAATAAACAATAAAAATAAATACAATAAAAAATAAAAAATATATACTCACAATATGATTATATATTTTACATTAAATTTACAATAATTGCAATACTTATTTACTTTAATAACTGAATAATTATTAAATTATATATTTTGTCAAATTAAACTTTTTAAATATATAAATTATATATAAATGAATTCAGATGAAATTTCAAATATGACATTGATAAATAATTTACTAAAAGAACCAAATGCTTTTATATCTAATATGTGCAACTTATATTATGAATGTGAAAAAAATAAAAGAAATATTATTGAAAATGCAAATGATTCAGATGATGTAACTGTATTCAATCTACAAATTTCTAATTGTATTTCTTTAGTTGCTATTCAAAAATATGTATTGCTCGAAATAACATTATATTTAGTATCTCTAATTACAATAAATAATAGTATAAAATTATTGCAAGAATACAATATTACAATTAAAACGGAACAACAAGGAGAAACTAACCAAAATGTAGAAGAATTAATAGGTGGAGGTATAAATACATCCACTATTTTAAAATCATTTGTCTTTTTATTTTTAATTTTATCGCTTATTGGCGGGAATGAAATTTCAGATTTAATTGCAGGACCCATACAAGAATATAAAGTAAATATCGGTTTTGGTACAACATTAGATACTACATCACAAGAAGAAATGATGGAATACTCAAAATTATTTGAAAATAATCCAAATTTAGGTTCACCTTTAAAAACAATAATGAGTGCTAACCTTACAGAGCAATTTAAGCAAAAATATCAACAAACATTATCCAAAAACAGACCAATCACTTTTGGGAGTTTATTGACGTATGTTATGGATGGTGAAGAAAAATTTGAAGATTACTTACGTGAGCAAACAAATACGGGTTTTAACACATATGTATTATCTGCTAACACTGCTCTAAAAAAAATGTGTGATAATTTTATTGGAAAAACAACAGATGAATTACCTATGAATTTAGGTGATTATTTTATTAAGCAATTAGAAGATTCTGAACCAGAAATCGAAACTATATTTGAAGAAAATGTTGCAAAAATTACTGAGGAAAAAGAACAAGGTATGATTGCCCAACAAGAAGACAAAATTAACCAACCTTTAACTGAACCTACAATGTATGAAACTGCGACAAGTGTGTTTTCTTCCTTAAATGCATATGACTATTTTTTCTCAGTTTCAACAACAGAACTAGTATCAACCAATGGAGTATCAATTCTTGAAAAACAAGAACTAATAGAAAAGATTAAAGAAAATGTTGCAGCGGAATTAGTGGAAGTGAAACCAGAAATTGCAAAACAAGCTGTTCAACAAAAAGCTACATCTATTATGCAAGATATACAAGCAAAACAAAAGAGTAATTTACAAAAGATGAATAGGAAAGCATATTTAAATGCGGTCTGTACAACAGCATTTGGTGAACCACCTAGTCTATCTTTTGATAATGACGTATTAACTTTTACAAGTTATCCTCAATCTAGAACACATATTGAAATTCTTTTACGTAATATATTAACTTGGGGTGATGACGTAATGGAAAAATCATCCGGTGTGAATCAAGACAAAATCAGAAGTTTGATAGAAAAATCACAAGCCATATCTGCTTTATTGACTAATTATGATTTAGATATTATTAATACTTTAACAAAGGGTCACAAAACAACATCCAACATTCAGGATTTTTTAAATAATATTTTTAGTATTTTTGAGAAAGTTAAGCAAAATGCATTACAAGCTAGTTTAGATTTTCCGATTACTGCTCAAGATAACGAAAGATTAATGAAACAACAACAGGAATTACACGATTCTGAAATGAAGCAAAAACAATTTGAAACTGGTTTAACACAAGAAGATACCAAAGTATCACGTGAAAGTTGGAGTGCATTCAATGAAAACGTTGGTACAAAAGTAGCTGGTGTTACTGAAACAGGTACGTCTGTTGTTGAAAATATTGTAAATCCTTTATTGAATGCGAGCGGAGATATTCTTGTGAATGGAATAAATGTAGGTGGGTTTGTTTTAAATGCAGGAATGTCTCAAATACTCCATACTGCATTAAGTATTTTACTAATATCAAGTATTTTAGCTATACCTACTATTTTTTATATAGCCATAAGAACAGGATATATTTCTGCTTATTTTAAAAAAAGATCAGTAGTAACGAGTGATTTTACTACTACCGTATCTACTCCGCAAATAGAACAACCTTCAGAAACGGCTCCATTACAACAAGTAGCATCCACTAGTAATACAATGGTAAAAAATCAAACTAGGAATATTACCTTTTTTCTAAAGCAACAAGAAGAAGGAGAAGAATATGACCCAAATCACGATTATAGTATAAATATTACAAGTGGAGGTAAAGGAAGAAAGAGAAGGAGAAGATATACCACTAAAACACATAAAAAATCAAAAACACGCAAAAATAAATCAAAGAATGTGAAAAAAAGTATGAAACATCATAAAAAATATAAGAAAACAATGAAAAGGAAGTAAATAACATCTACAAAAATAAAAAATGCATAATATTATTTGTAAAATAAATAATATTATGATATTTCATAATGAGCACCGAACTGGCACAGTATAAAACAAATCGTATTAATGGTTTAACATCTACCTATAAAACTAACTATACAAATATTACAAAATATTATAATAACTTAATAAATAATGTTCTACGTTCAGTTTCTAAAGATAAACAAAAATTAATTAATAATATATCTTCAGTATGCAATTCAAATTTAAATGATTTAAAGAAAAAATATGATTCAGATGTTTCCGTTATTAATGCGTTTGTACCAAATAACATTAAAATATTAAAAAAATCAAAGGCAGTCTTAATCGGATGTAATTACATTGGTACTCCAGATGCATTAAATGGTTGTATTAACGATGCTAATAATATTAAAGACTTCTTAATGAGTATTGGTTTTGATAATAATAATATTCAAATGTTTACGGATAATACAATTACTAAACCTACAAAAAAAAATATTTTAGATGCATTTAAAACTTTACTAATGAATACAAAAGCTGGTGACCTAGTATTTTGGCTATTTAGCGGTCACGGTTCATATGTAAAAGACCGAAACGGGGATGAAACTTTGGGGTATGACCAATGTATATACACTTTAGATAGACAATTTATAATCGATGACGAACTTAAACAACTAATACAAACTTATTTACATAAAGATGCTTGTTTATTTGCATTATTTGACAGCTGTTTTAGTGGTTCTGTTTTAGATTTAAAATATCAGTATATGGACAGTTTAAATTATGATAAATATTTCGAACACTCTAAAGAAGATACAACTAACGGAAATGTTGTCATGATTAGTGGGTGTAATGATAGACAAACTAGTGCTGATGCATTTATTGATGGAAAGGCAAGTGGTGCTATGACTTGGTCATTTTTAGAAAGTTTTAAAAATAATAAAAATTTAACTTTTAGAGCGTTGGTTAAATCTATGCGTGATAAATTGAAAATGAATGGTTATACACAAATCCCTCAATTATCTACAGGCGGATTTGTTGATATTGACAAAGTTGTCTTTTTGAATTAACACATTTTATTATACTTTATTTCAGTGAGATTATTTCAAAATCTTCTATGCTATCATCATCTGATTCATAATCTAGTAACGCTTTTTGTAACTCTTCATATTTAATATGAGGTTGATATTTTATAACTATTGGTGAGGTAATATTATCTTCTTTATGTATTTGATATTTTTTATTTAAAATATAACGCACCGCAAATTTAACATCAATAGTTTGTGTTTTTAATATATCTATTAATTTAACTGCATAAATATTTTCTTTTAAAGTATTTCTGTCATATTTATTATTATATAAGTCTAACATTCTATAAATATATAATAATAAAATTTTAAATCGAAAAAAAATAATTTGTTATATAGTAAAGATGAATTTATCAGCTAATATTATTTATTTTGTAGTTTTCTCATTTACACCTTTTTAGATTACAAACGCGGATTATTTATTATTATATACAAACATAATAAAAGTATTTTTGTATATAATAATAAATGGAAAAAACCAAAGAAGAAAATGATAAAATATATATTTTAGGCTCAATAAAAAATATCGATAGTTTTATAAGTAAAAATGAGTATAGAAAAGCATTTGGATTACTAATTGCTGTTCTCGAAAGGCTTGATGATGGTAATCAAAAAAACGAGGTTATAGATTATTATAGTAAAAAAAATATTGGAACCAGATATGAGCGTTTTTAAAAAGGTTTAGAGCAATGCGTATTTTACACTTTTTTCTCATTTAAAACGCTCATTTTTTTATAAATTGCGACTACATATTATATTATTCCATTTATCATAACACGTGTCACGAGTTAAATATAATTTACTAAATTGAAAAGCATTTTCAGCAATTATTAATGCTTTATCATAATTATTTAAACACCATTTTGTTTTTTCAATCAAATCAGTTAAGTCTCTTTTTACTGGAATATAATGTTCCCATTCTTTCAAAAATTCAAAGAAAAACTCTTTATGTGGTCTATCTACAAGCAATAAAGGTCTATGTGACCATAATAAATGTTTAATTCGTCCAGAATATCCATTTCCTTCAATATCAATTAAAATAGAATATTTTTCAACTAATTCAGGAGTAGATATATATTTACTACTATTAAGCTGTATATTTCCTGAATGCACCCAATACATATCTAAAATATCAAATAATTCTTTATTATTATCACCTATTTCTAGTAATTTTGTTCTCATAATATTTGTGTTTTTATTTCCTATCCAACCAACTTTATTTATTTCGTAATTTTTTAATCCAGCATCATCTATTTCTTTAACAAATTTTTCGTAGTCATTTATACCCACTTGTGGCCAAGAATGAAAGTTAAAATCAGGAACTAAATTTTTGTAATTATCTTTTTTGCTATAAGTTAAATCATCATTATTATTTTCATAATCTCCCGTATGAATTATAATTTCATTAAAATCATTCCAATTATATTTTTCATCTGCTTTTTGAATACACCAAAAAGTTGAAGGATTGCGTGTTTCATATCCGCCTAAATCTTTAAAAATTAACTTTCTATTAATTTTTGAAACACAAAACGACATATACGACAATTTATATAATTTTTTAGGTTTTTGAACGAATATTGAAATGGGCATTTTAAATGAGAAAAGGTGTAAATGCCGATTATTTGTTTCTGATAAATCTTCTACTATTTTTTCTTTTTTATGGGTTTTATTTATTTAAGGTAAAATAAAATTGAAATACTTTTATATCTTAACAACTATAAAATATAAAAGATTATATAATGAAAACTAGAAGTGACACAAATTATGAAAATAATGCATTGTATACTGTCAATATAGATTTTGATGGTGCGAGTGAAGAGTGGCGGTCAAATAAATTCAATATGGGAAACGGAGTATATAGATATATATGTGCTAAAAGGGGAATAAAGAGTAATTTATGTATTAAAAAATGTTTACCTGGTGAAGAATATTGTTGTCTACATCTTAAAATGATACAAAAGGAAAAAGAAAAAGAAAAATATAACCAAAATTAAA